ATGCGGCCGGTGGGTTGGCTATTTCAGATGCCGGAGGTCTTGATCTCGACACCTTGCTTGGTTATTTAACGGCGTCGGTTGCAACAGCGTCAGCGCTTACCACGGCACAAAATGATCTTGATACTATTACAGGACCAAATGGCGTATTGATTGACGACACAGAATCAGCCGCCTTGGTAGATGAGGTATGGAATGAGCCTATAGCGGGTCATTTAACAGCAGGATCGACAGGGCTTTCTGAGGCGCTAGGTGGTGCGGCCATTATCGATACCACAATAACCGGAACACCAACAACAACAACATTCCAGTTAACGGCAGGATCGACGGTTGATGATTTTTATAATGATCAAACAGCCTATGTTTTAAGTGGTACGGGCATAGGGCAATCAAGAGTGGTCTTAGATTATGTCGGAGCAACAAAAACAGTAACTATTGATGAGCCTTTTGCAGTAACACCAATAGCCACTGACAGAATCGTTATCCTTATCGAGCACGTCCACCCTATAACGCAAATAGCTCATCAAATATGGGATGATGATATAACGGCTCATTCAACAGCGGGTAGCGCGGGTAAGGCCGTACAAGATATTGAAGCAGATACCAATGAGCTACAAACAGACCTTGCTAATGGTGGGCGTTTAGACTTAATACTTGATGAGCTAACCGCTAACCTTGATACAAACGAGGCTAAAATAGATGTCATGGATGCTTTAGTAGATGCAATCAAAGCCAAAACAGACAGCCTAACATTCACCAAAGCGAACGAGTTAGACTCAAATACTCAGTCTATCAACGGTGTAACTATCACAGGCGACGGCTCAATAACTCCGTTTGATGTCTAATGAGTTTATCGGTTGACGGTATCTGGAAAACAGGTGTCTGGGATCAGACAGTCTGGGCTGATGGTGTATGGCGCGAGGGAGAGGCCGCACCAGTATTTTCAGGCACTATTGCTGACATATCGGTAACTTTCGACACAGATACCCATGATTACGATATAAGCGCCTATTTCACTGGTGCAACAAGTTATAGCATAGCCCCTGCTGTAGAGGCCGGATGGACATTTAACACCACTACCGGCTTACTGACCATTGATACAGACGATGCTCAGGCTTTTGGTGATTATGTTGTAACAGGCACAAATACCGGCGGCGATACAGACTCCAATGCTTTCTCGGTTACCGTAGCAGAGTTAGGTCTAGGCGGTGTTAAAGCAAAACGCAGAATAAAGAAAGTTGATCGTAATTTCTTCCCTTGGACACAACAACCTGACCCGATAGAAGAAGAATTTGTTAAAGAGCTTAAGAAAAGACCTAAGCTTAAGATAGTTAAACGTGCGCCACAGCCTGATTTTGATAGTACCTTGGAATCAGAGCGATTAGATAGGGAATTAGTCGAGGAACTGCAGCGCATTGAAAAAGAGCGCAAGAAACAAGCAAGGAGACGTAAGAAGATAGAAATGCTATTATTGAGTTAATTAGGCTGGGCGCAATATCTTAGGGTATGCGGTCACAGGGGTCATTCCAGAGTGATTTAGCCGAATATTCTGGACAATTTAACCAACCTTCGGGAGTTAATGAGATGAGTAGATACAAAGAAATATACAAAGAGCTAACTAGCCATAGGAATATGCATGGCAAGCCAATGAATACCAGTGGTCTACTTGCCGCTGCTGGTATAGATGTTAAAAGCAACGATGAAAGAGAGCCATCGATAGAAGCTGTTATCGTCCTGCTTGCTGAACGAATTAAAAAACTAGAGACAGAATTATCACAACCAACTAGAAACTATCTAAGAATTGCCAACGGATTTGATCCAATAGAAGACAATAAGTAATATGATATAATCCCCATAAACAACACCCTAACAGGTGAGGTATGGAGACAAAAGACAACGTAATTAGCTTCTTTGAATACCGCTTAAATAAACAGCGTATCAAAGAAAAAGAGCTGGAGAATGTAAGGGAGGCATTATTTATGCACCAACATTCTGATGATGATGAATTTATTAATTATGATGAGTTCGAGTTTAACGACTCGGATGATTAACAGAGGGCTATATCATGGCTTGTTTTAAACCAAAGAAACGTAAAGGCGGCAAAGGTCGCGGTAAGTAATATTAATATGGGTAATGCACCTTAAATGATGGTAGGAAATGTACGGGTCGCAACCGTTGGCTTTGATGGGTAGCAATAGAAAAACTCATTCCGCTGGTTTAAATCCAGCCATTACCCCCCATATAACCCATTAGCCAACCTAAATAGGAGCTAGTATGGATAGACGAACATTTTTAAAGATCATGGGCTTAAGCGCTACAGCCATAGCAGCGCCCAGCCTTGCGTTAGCCGCAACAAAATCAACGCCTAAAGGTATCCAAGATGGAAGCAGGCATATAGCCAGTATCCCGTTATTCGTTATTGAAAACTACAAGAAAGAAACAGGTAAAGATTTAATGCAAGACCAAGAGGCTATGAGGGAGTTTCTAGCCTTGCGAAAAGAATTTAACGTATAGCCAACTCTAAGGAGAGCTAAGACAATGAAAGATTTAACCTATACAGAAATAATAGACGCTGTGCTTGATGAGCAAAACAAAGGCGTTCAAGTCAAAATAGCTGTATTTAAACGAGCCGAAGACTGTTTCAGAGTGTCACAATTATTAGTATGTGAGCGTGGCGACCACTACAACTACCTACCAAACCCCTGCGGCGGCAAATTAACGATCGTACACAATCCATCTATTATAGAAAGGTTTGTTCTTAAAGGCGATAAGATACCACCTTTGAGTTTTGTCGATGACATTGATTTAGAGGCAGTTTTAGATATTCGCCCCGGCTCAATGGCGAGGTATTCGCAATGAATATATTTCTAGCTAACGTCGATAACCCAGACGCTAAGTCATTAATGATTAAGCTATCAGGCAAAAAAACAGACGGCCAAATAGTTCAGCTAACCAAAGAAGAAAACCAAGCCTTTCATTCTGATGACTTCACTTGGTTGAATATGGGCGCACAGGACAGTAATAAGCCGTTAGATATTGTAAAACTTGATCAAGACGGAAAGTATGTGTTTGTTTGCCAGCCTCAAAATGTAGTGATTGATGATATTACTATGACGGGTGAAGCTCTTGGTCTTGATTATTCAATCGTGAGGGTTAAGTAATGAAAAGACGATCATTCATAAAAGCCATTATCGGCACTATTGCGGCAGTTAAAGCACCTGAGTTATTGGCAGAGCCAGAAGATGAGCTTAACAGCTTATTTGTAGCACCTAAAAGCGACCATTTTGAACAGCTTATGGGTAATATGAATTTCAAAGATTACCAAAAAAAGCAAAAAGCACTCAACGTGGCAAGACGTCAGATAGCTGACAATCTCAAGTTATCTAGCTCAATAGACTGCTTCTATCTGCCTCCCAATAAGAGGTTAAGCTAATGCCAGCCGGTAGACCTCCACTTTATGAAACACCAGAAGAGATGCAGAAAGTTATCGATCTGCATTTTGCAGCTTGCAAGATTAACAGGGCAGAGGTAATGGGTGCTGATAGAGAAGAGTTGGTGTCTGGATATACCGAAGATGATCTATTAGTAATTAATAATATAGATGATAGTCATCCGACGGTTTCAGGGCTTGCTTATACTCTTGGTATGTCAACAGAAGCATTAAGAAACTATCAGGAAAAAGATGAATTTCTTGTGACTGTAAAAGAGGCGAAGCAAAGGATAGAAAAATATCTAGAGCAAAACCTATATGGGCAGGCTGTTACAGGCACTATATTTAATCTTAAAAATAACTTTGGATGGAAAGATAAAACAGAGACCGAGCATTCAGGCGCAATTGATCTAAGCGGTAAATCAGATGCAGAACTCGCAGCAATTATTGACAAGAGCTGAATTAGAGCTAAAGGCAGCGGCGGTTATTGAGCTAAAGAAGCGCAGAGCCAAGCGTATGACTGTATTTGGTATTGTTTGCCCCGATAATGGACTGGTTAGGTGTTGGCAAGATCAAGACGGACAATTTGTTGAGGTAAACGATGAGCCAGACGTATCAATACCTTTAAAACTAGAAAGAGCGCTAATCACACCAAAGCCTATCAAGGTTATTTATGGCAGTCGAGGCAGCGGCAAGTCAGAGAATGTCGCCTCTATTATGTCAGCCAAAGTAAAAGACTATGGGCGGAAAGTCGGTGCATTCAGGGAGTATCAGAACAGCATTGAAGATTCGGTGCATTCCATCATATCTAAGAAAATCACAGCTTCGTCCTTACCGGGCTTCACCATCACAGACAATAAGATTACGCATGAAAATGGCGGGGGCGTTAAGTATCGAGGGCTAGCACGTAACCCGGAAGGTATTAAATCGATGGATGATTTCGATGATTTCTGGGTTGAAGAATCAGCCACGATTAGCGCGAGGTCATTGGAGACATTAGAGCCAACTATCAGGAACAAGGGTGCAGAGATTTGGTACACGCTTAATAAAGGCAGTTCTGCTGACCCTATTAGTCAGGAGCACTTAGAGCCTTATGAGCGCGAATTAACTAGAGACGGTTATTACGAAGATGAGCACGTCTTAGTTATTGAGATTAATTATCAAGACAACCCTTTCTTTCCTGAGAGATTAGAAACACAGCGCAAGAAAAACGAGCAGATGTGGAGTAAGGCCAAATACGATCATGTCTGGGGCGGTAAGTATTATGATGAGGTAGAGCATTCGATTATCCCTGCTGAGTGGTTCGATGCGGCGATTGATTCTCATATTAAATTAGGATTTAAGCCGCGAGGGGCAAAGATTGTTAGTCATGACCCATCAGACTTAGGTGATGACCCTAAGGGATTGGTATATCGACATGGCTCAGTTATTAAAAATGTCATAGAAAAGGTGCATGGTGATGTTAATGAGGGTTGTGACTGGGCTACTGATTTTGCAATAGATATTAGTGCGGACACGTTTGTATGGGATTGTGACGGATTGGGCGTGACATTACGCAGACAAGTGTCTGACTCATTTAGTGGCAAGGCTTGCGAGTATGTAATGTTTAAAGGCTCGGAGGGTGTGGATGATCCTGATGATTTATACCAGCCCGATAAGCATAATGAAAATGGTGACTCTCGAAGTAATAAGCAAACATTCAGAAATAAACGCGCTCAGTATTATTGGCGATTAAGAGACCGTTTTTACAATACATGGTTAGCGGTCACCAAGGGTGAATATATTGATCCTGATGAAATGATTAGCTTATCAAGCGGCATTGAGTGCATGGCGCAATTAAGGGCGGAGGTGTGCAGAATACCAAAGAAGCAGAACGGTAACGGATTAATACAAATCATGAGCAAGCCTGAGATGTGGTCAAAACATCAAATTAAATCACCTAATTTGGCGGATTCACTAATGATGAGTATAATAACACCTGACCTTGCATCTGGATGGGGCGGCACATTGAACTATAAAACTGGAAATATTGCATGATAAACGATGCGGAATTAGTCGCTACACTCAATAAGCAGCTTGAAAACTCAATGGGCGGCTATCAATCGGATTTAGATAACCAGCAATCCGAGGCGATGGATCGATATTTCGGCCAGCCTTACGGTGATGAGGAAGACGGTTTAAGTCAAATCACCACCCGCGAGCTGATGGAAAATATTGAATGGACAATGCCATCAATGATGCGTGTCTTTGCCTCTGGTGAAAGAACAGTACAGTTTGACCCGACCGGCGAGGAAGATGAAGAACAAGCCGCGCAAGAAACCGATTATATAAACTACGTCTTCAACAAAGAAAACGACGGCTACATGATTCTGTTTAACTGGATCAAATCCTCGT